GAGTCGGAATGATTGTCATACATCGGTGACATAACCGATCTGAATTCCTTTACAAATTTTGATATTTCAGCGTCGGTGGGTTGAAATTTGATATTTTGACGGTCACGTGCTTTTTTAAATAAAATATCAATATCTTTAGTATGTTCTCTGTTTTTTTTCATTTCTATTTCCTCCATTTTCCGGGTTAATTTGGCATGATCGCCTTTAAATGCGTTCTGGAACGCCGCTATCGCATTTCCGCCGGATGTCATCGCAACGATCATACGTTCAATAGAATATTCAATCTTTTCAATACTTCCGGTTAGAATCTGTTTTTTATTCAATTTGCGGCGGATTTCAATCGGAATCGAATTCCATAATTCTATTTTTTTCAAAAAGTCGGGCGCAGCCTTTGCGGATTCGGCGACTGGTTTTATTTGGATTTCGGGGAGCTGGACCGATTTTTTAAAAATTCTTTTTTTATTTTCTTTTAATAAAGGCGATGTCACGGCAGGGGTGACAACAGATGTCACGGCAGGGGTGACAACAGATGTCACGGCAGGGGTGACAACAGGAATCGGTAAAAATTCATAGCGGCTTGCTTTTCCAGTGCGGAAAGTTTCAATTAATTTTTTTGAATTTAATTCTGATATGGATTCTGAGATTTTTTGTCTCGGTCTCTTGAGATCATTTGCAATAGTCGCGGCTTTAATTTGTATTTGTCCGTCATTGCCGAAACATTTTAGAAGATAGCCATATACAAGCTTTGATAATGAAGATAAATCAGATCTTTGAGCTATTTTTAATGGAATTGGTAAAAATATTTCATCTTTTAAGGGATTGTATGGCATTGGACGCCTTTCTGAATTTTTTTGGTTAAAATTCTGGAAAGGCTTGACTGCGGGAGCGGAATTGGATATTCAGATAAGCCAGAAAGGAAAACGAAATGAGAAGCGTTAACACCTTTCAAGCCTTTTCAGTTAAACGATGCCCCGGCAACCTCCAAAGTTGAGCCAGGGCATTCGTTTTTGTTTGATTGTGAATGAACTGCAACCTTTTTACACCTATTTTTTCGGCACGTCAAATCATGGGAATAGGATAGGCCATCCGAACCCCCGGCGCTCCCTGCCGGGCTTCCCCATGAAGAGCGTTCCCCACATGCGTGGGGATGAACCGTGACTGTAGGAGAACCCTGGTTGACCCCAAAAGTGTTCCCCACATGCGTGGGGATGAACCGCGAACCACCGGATTTGCCCGGTTCAAACAAACCAATGAGCTGGCCGGGCAGACGCCCCTGGTTTCCGCAATGGAACCAGGGGCGTTTTTTTATTCGTCCTCGATCTCAGATAGAATTTTTTGCCAAACTTCATCCTTGATTTTCCATTTCTGAAACGGAGCATCATGAGGCCCCAGCACAAATTCAGGCCCGGCAACTTCGAATAGGCCGGATTCCATGCAGGGATCGTTCATATATAGTCCCTCGCCATACAATTTTACATAAAATTCGTTCTCGGCGAGTTGGTCGGCCAGTGTAACCAAATTAACGCTTAATTTTCCTACCTGCCCACGATCACCGGCAACGATCGCGATAGCGCCGTTCGAATATTGGCCAAGATATAAATGCCCCCAATACGCTGATGGTCCATCATTAAAACATATTGGTTTTTCAGTTAATTTTATCATTGCATAACCTCTTCTGTCGGCTCCCATGGCGGAATGAAAAATCCACGTCTCATTCCAGAATCTTCCATCCACCTCGCGGACGAATCTAATTTTATCTCGTTATCAATTCGTTCATATTTAAGCGACAGCATATTTGTGTATCCATCCGGCGACATGATTACCGCGCAGACTGCCTCAATTCGATCAGGATCTTCTGAGGGGCGCTTTTTCTGCATGTATTCCGGGTCATTACTTCGCGCGACCCACATATCAGCCGTGAACAATATAAATTTGGCATTATATAATTTACACATGCCATAAATATATGATTTTAATTTATTTTTTTCTTCATTATCTCCGAAGATAAATGGTAAAACAAAAGCGCCGTTTTGATTTTTATAGTTGTCGCAAATAACGAAACAAAACGGTGTTACATTTTTATTCTTAAATATTTGATCGACCAATCCCCTCCAAGCCAAAATCAATGATTCGAGATAATCTTCGCCGATATCAATTGTTGGATTCCCTTCAATTTCGATTTGTATCATAGGTCCGCCCCCCACACCGGCGGATCGATTTTTTCGTCCGCTCCCGGATCCGGCCCAAATTTGTCATCCCAGGTTAGCAATGCTTCGATATATTGTTCCGCTTCTTTTTCGGAGAGATCACGGGTTGATTCTATTTGTCGGGTAAAAAAGCGGCTAATATTTTCAATGCTGGCATCTTTTTCACGATTTGCCGCTGTTTCCAGTTCTACGATTCGGCGGCGCTGTTCGACACTGCAGGGCGGGTCCGCCTCTTGTGCTTGAATATGCTGGATTTCATGCACTTGTTCTTCCGGGAAATCCATCGGCACCGATGCCATTGATTCTCGGACCTGGGCTTCCATGATTTCGATCTTGTCCTCTGGCGTGTTATCGAATGATTCCTGAAGCTTTTCATTCGGACTTGCTTTAATTATGCCCCTGCACAACCGATGAATTACAGTTTTTCGAACCATGCGCTCAGGATATTTCGCGTGGTTGCTGCTGGGGTGAATGCTGCCGTCCTGCCGTACTACAGGTTCGCCGTTTATTTTTAGATTCGTTTTTCTTAGGGTATTTAGATAGTCATTATAGGACATCAAATCAACGTGGAGCGGTTTGTCATCATAATCTACCGCCACCGCATATGTTCCTATGATTTTACCGTTGAGGCTATCCCAGGTGGGCTTATGCCGCCTGATTACCTTCAACCCATTGACGACCTCCCAATCAAACAGATCCCCCTCGCGCACCACCTCAGCCCGGATATCCATGATTCTCACATCGGAGCGCTTTGCAACCATGATATCGCCGGAGTAATCCCGCAGAAGCAACAGCTCATCGCGGTATGGAATAAAATAACACTGTTTTTTGAGGGGGTTCAGACCTTGAATAAACATGTCGAGCAAAGCTTTATATTTCGATGCATCAGTGCATCGCGGAAACCCTTTGTTTTCGCGGAATATCAGCTCGGCACCCTTAATCGCCGATTCCGGGCTGTATCCGTGGAAAAATTGATAATCAGCTTCCTTTAACTCTCTCAGCGCCTCTTTTGCGATGACAATCAAATCCTTACCCATTTTTTTTATCCTTTATTTGCCATTGTTGAAAATTCAATAACTCTTCTGCAGGGGGAAACGACCCTTTAAATGTGATCGCCCGATCATCGATTGTTAAAAACGCCGGTGGTTTTTCAGATGGGAAATACAGCCCTATCGGCTCAAGATCAATCAGAAGAGATCCAACATATTTTCTGTGACACTCCCAGCCCCATTTCTCAAACCATTTTTTCATCGCCCGGATCCCGAGAATGCTGCCGGACCTGCTTGAAAAAATAGATACCCTGAATTTTTCCTGGTATTTTTTGAGCGCATCAAAAGCGCCGTCAACCGGCGGATCAGGGATGATATCAATTGCAAGCCACCCGCTTTTATAACTATGAATTACGCCATCAAAATCGATTGATAATATTGGTTTATTTTTCACCATAGTTCAGGTTCCTTCTGTTTTTTTGTTTCAGCCCGAATCGCTTTTTCAAGCTCAATTTTAACCGCATGCCGAAGTTGATCCGTGCATGCATGCGGATTCTCTCTTTCCGTAATATCGGCGGTCATTTCAATATCAATCCGAACGCTTTCATAATTGCCGATGTTCACGGTACGTCCGATCCCTACTTTGATTTTATTTATTTCCACGTTTCCGCTCCAATTTGTAGCGCCGCCGCCGCCCTGGGCGCTGTTTCTGCTCAATTTTTTTATCGAAAAACTGCTCTGCTTTTTCAAGTGTCGGTGCCGTCCATCTCCGGCAATCAAGAATCTTGTCGGCGGCACCTGATTCTTTTACGATTTCGTACTTTCCCTGCTCCTCTTCAATGCGGATTCTGTAGAACGCTTTTTTGGGTGAATCCGCAATGAGAGAAGCGCTTTTTATTACGGTCGCAAACAATGATAGTTGATCTTTATGTTTTTTGACCATGGCTGCCTCATAAAGTTAGAATATCCAATTCTTTATTGTCTTCGGCGCGAAGAAAAAACATTTGCGTTGAGATAAATTTTTCGACTGTCAAAGATTCGGAATTATCGATAAACACCGGAAAATACTGGCCATAGTGTTTCGACAAGGTTTCAATGACATCAAGACCGGCCAGTATTTTATGCCCGGTGTTCAGATCGGTGTTGTACGGGACTCCATTCACCGTTGCTTCGCATGTCTCGCGGATCCCACCGTTTACCTGCTGCTCGAACAATTTCCATTCGATGAGCGAAAACTTTTCAGACACCGATTTTTCGAGCATCTCCGCAGTTCGGCGGCTGAGTAGCTCAAGAAGATAGATTCTGCGTTCCGCATTCATCAAAGCGGCGGATGCATCGATCATCTCATTTTCACGCTCGGTAATCCGGCGTGATATTTTTTCTATTTGAGTGTAATCGAGCAGATATTTCTCGATTACCATTTTATTTGTTTCAAGCGTGTTTAGAGCCTCTATTTCGAACGATAGATCCGGGGAAATATCGTTCTCCGCATTTTTGATTTTCTCTTCAAGATCGGCCAGGATAGATGCGGTTTCGGCGTTCTTTTCATTGATCTCTGTCTGGATTGCTTTGTCCGCCGCTTCGATATCTTTTTTCTGAGCCTCAATTTCGGCGTTCAATTTTTTATTCAGCTCATGTATCTGCAGGAACTCCTGACGAAATTTTTCATCGTCGGCTTGAAGTGATTTCAATTCTATGTGAAGCTTTTCACCTTCTGCGTTTATTTTTTTGAGTTGATCTGTTTTATATTGATGAAATTTTGTGACCTGCTCAGATATCTTCTGATGCGGCAGTATCTGTCCGCATGCAAAGCAAGTGTCTTTTACTTGAGGTGTTTCTGAATTGATTTTCTTCCACTGCTCCATCAGCGCCAGCCGCTTGTTGCCGTTTTCAGAAATCTCCTTTCCTATTGTTGAGAATTTGCGATTCAACGCCGCCATGCGGCCTAAATTTTCATCCACCCATTGCCGATTGCGATTCAAAAACGCATTCATATCAGCGATTTTGATTTCAGCTTGATTCCTGATAACTCGCGCGGACTCTTGTATCTGAGTGCGGAGTATCGATCTCTTGTGGCGCAACTCTTCAACCGCGCCGGATGATTTCATCATTGCGATCTGTTCGGATTTCTCCAAGATCATGTTCTTGATCTCTAATAGTTCAAACCGGAGATTCTCTTCAGATCTCTCCGGGATTTTAGGCATCATCTGCCGAAGCTCATCGATGCGGCTGGGCAGATCGTCAAGCTGTTTATTCGCGGATTTTTTATCGAGGGTAGCGATTTTTTTAGCTTCTTCAGGTGTGTGCTTCGCAAGAATCGACGATAACTCAGAGAGTTCATTGTCATGCGAAATCATGGTATCAATTGATACCGTACCGGCAAGATCAACAAGGATTTTGCGGCGGTCTTCATGCTTCATTCTATTACAAAAATGCCAGGGATCAGACAGCGTTCTGATGATCGCCGGGTCGATAAGTTCAGAAATCTTTTCTGAATAGATTTTTTTCGAAACAGGCACGTTATCGAAAAAATATTCCGTGGTGTGGCCAGTCAATTCTGCTTCAGCTTGACCTCTTTTCTTTGTCCACTTCTGGCTATAGATTTTTTTCAGCCGGATCTCGAGCAGATCCGCAAGCAACACGGCTTCCACGATCGCATCCTGATGCGCGATCGGGTTGCCGGTGGAGTCCAGGCCGATCAGGTTAAACTTGCTCTGCCCTATGCTGTCTTGATCAGACAGCAGCCAGTACCACGCATCCGCGATAGTGGTTTTTCCGGTGCCGTTCGCGCCGACGATAATCGCGCCGGAAGGTGGGGCGGTCATCGAAAACGACCGTACTCCCTTGAAATTTTTAATGCTGATTTGGTGCAAAATTAGTATCATTTTGGTTCCTTTTTGGTACTATTTTGATTCCTGTTTTGTACCGATTTGGTTCCGTTTTAGTGCCGATTCGATCATTGCAGCGATATAATTACCGATCGATCTCCGATCCTCTTTAGCCGTTTCTCTTAATTGCTCGTAAAGGTCTTCATCAATACTGAAGGCCACATGCCTCGTTACTATTTTTCCCATTTTTTTATCTCCTATATTAATGATGTTTTTGATTTGTATTTATACTATCGTCTAATTTTTGTAAAGATTTATATTTATTTTTTACAAAAAATATATTAAAGATTTGTAAAAAGTGGGCAATAATGATATCAACAGAGCATGCAACTCAAATAAAGGGGGCTGAAAATGGAAAAAAAATGGGCGGTTAAAGTAGCGTATGAGTTTGGGGACAAAAAAAGGAATCAAACTATCAGCAGACATAGTCGGTATGATCTGGCGGTAAAAGCGGCCAAAAAAACAGGTTACGACTCATTTATAAAAATAGAGGAAATTGAAAATGGAAACTAAAACCTGTGCATGCTGCGGACAAAGATGGGTAAGCGATGACGACGAAATCGCGGCGCAGGAACTCTGTGACCGCTGTCACGCTGAAATTAACGCGCCCGACGATATTGTCGGGTGGGGAAAGGGTGAGTAAAATGATAGTGTGTTATGGTAGAGCGCATGCGTTAGGCACCGCTCATTCATTGGGCCTTGTAACTGGAAACAGATTTAGGTCGTTACGTGGCCAGCTTGTTAATGATGCCGATTCGGTATCGGTATTTTTAAGAAGATTTTTCAGAGTTGTAGAGTATGGCCAAAATGAATATTGGGATGGAACCTTTGAAGAGTTCCATCTTAAACTGGATTAAAAAACGACACCGCCGCCTGAACGGTGGGTTCCAGGCGGCGGATACCGAGAATGCAAAAGGAGCTTATCAATGAATCAGTTTCCGGGGCTGACTGTGACTGCTTCATTGAAACATAAAAATGTTTGTGGTGTCTACAAAAAAATTGTGGGGGTTAAATAAAAAAACCCCCGGCGCGGTTCCATTAAACGCTCCGGGGGTTCGTGTTCCTGGGGCGTGCAACCCCATTTCGCACCTTCATTGATACTATCGTCGTAGATTGTTGAGTCCGTCAAGTGTATTTTTTTATGGACAGATTCAAGCGCCTGGAATATGATCAGATTTATGACGAATTGATCTTTTCAAACGAAAAAACGCAAAGAGGCGGACCCTTTTCAGAATCCGCCTCCAGCCAAACACTTAACCCTCATAACGCCCTTCTTTCCGGAACCGCGAAGTGAGGATAGAACCTTGGTTATGGACCAATGACCGATTACACTTGAAGATGCGCGGGCTGCCCCATAACTGATTTGACCTCTACTCTGATCCTCTCCCAATAGTCAAGGTTTTTCTGAATGAAAGGGAAAACGCTTGGCATCATCATCCACGCAAAAAATAGACCAAGAAAAAGAATCAAGTAAATATTTCGACATCTTCCAGTACGGAAAGCAAATCAGACGTATCAATAAAAAAATTTTATCAATTCCCGAAAAATTGATCTTGTGGGAATTATCGGACCACTTCGGAAACAACGGTAAAATTTTTCCGTCGAATAAAGCCATATCCGAAGCAACCGAACTGCCGCCGAAAACCGTTTTAAACTGCCTTTCCGATTTAAAATCTAAAAAATTCATTAACTATCCGAAACAACACAATAAAAACAAAAGATTCATCTCTTTATATGATCCTGATGTTGCGGTCACTAATTATGTAGCAAAATCAGATGAATATGGGCTACTTTTATGCCCACGGCTATCCCTGGTGAGGGATACCACTATCCCTGGCCAGGGAGTCCCTTTAATAGAAAAGAACAATAGAAAAGTACATCCAACCCCCAAACCCCCTTCAGATCCGCCGCCCTCAGATTCTAAAAAATCAACCCCGGATCTTGTCTTGGTTGGATCTGCGTTTGAAGCTTTGAAAAATAGAGTGTGCGAACGGCTAAGATCGGATTTCAATCTTAGAACATACCGGGATCTGAAGGCCAAAAAGCTGACAGACGGGCAAATTAAAGCCGCGATTGACGCGATGAATGCGGCAAATGTTGAAAGCTGCGGCTGGTTGATGTGGCATGTCAAATCGCGTGGCGTTGAAAATATCGTTGATTTGGATGTCATTGCAGAAAAAATTATCAAAGAAAAACATGAAAACTTTATTGACGAAAAAAATCGCCGGGATGCAATAAATAGAATTTCTAAAGATAGAGAAGCTGTTAAAAATGAGATAGAAGCCATCGGATTTACAGACAATGAAAAAGCCGATTTGATTAGAGCCTATGCAATGACAAAGCCCGCTGAAATGATAAAAAAATGGGCAAAGAAATCGTGGCATCAAGTCATTGAGAATGTATTATTTCAAGATTTTGTGAGGAAAAATGGAAGATCATAGAACCATAGTTAGATCTAAACCTGTTTCAAACTATACCAAACTTAAAAATTCAACCTTAAGATATAATTTCAATGGCAATAAATTAAATGCGTTTCAAATATGGATTTTCGCGTTGTCTTGCCAACACGACTTTAAAATTACAACGAAATTTATAAGTAAAACTTTTAATATTTCCATGAAAAAAGCACAGCGTCTTTTGAGAGTATTGGTTGAAAATAATCTTGCTGAAGTAATATGTGATAGAAAAGTAAATGGTGGATTTGAAAGGTTTTATTATAAAATATATGAAAATCCTATTGGGATTCAAAGTGAAGGAACCAAGTATAAATTTAAACTGAAAGATCCTTTATGGCAAAGAAAACGGCTTGAAATTTTCCAACGTGATAATTGGACTTGCCAGGAATGCGGTGATAAAAAATCAACGCTTGCAGTACATCATATTGATTATATTGAAGGAATTGAACCATGGGAGCATCCTGACAATTTAATGATAACCCTTTGCGAAGAGTGCCATAAAGAAAAACATGCGAATAATTCCAACCAACCCGTTGTTTGGCATTCGGATTTATGACGCCGACCTGGGCGACGCGATCGCAGCCGAGGAAGATGGCTATGGCTATGACGGCATGCTGGAAAAGTTTGATTTACCTGATGCTAAACCGCTGAATATATACAGGATTTACCATGCAGGATTCAAAGCAAAAAAAATATCAAACAAGCTGTGAAATGGATTTTCTACGGCATCTTGGAAGCTATGGACCGCATGCCGCAAGTTTCCGGTTGACAAAAGCCGATCTGCTTCGCGGCTATCTGGAAGCCGCCAAAAAGCGCCATGATTGGGGTGAAATCGACCGGGAAAAAATTATTGAATACGCAACTGAGCTTTTATCTTTATACGGGGGGTGATTAATGGCGGCAAGCAGCATGCAAATGACGCTCAAAAAATTGCGGGAACATGAAGTGCCGGCCGGGATCGTGGAGCGATTCGTTCATAATAAATTTGTCGGGGCGCATGGGCATCGGTCGGATCTGTTCGGAATTTTTGATATCGTCGCTATTAAAGACCGGATCACGGGCATTCAGACGTGTTGCAGTGGGCAGGCCGAGCATTATAAAAAAATCACGGAGCAGCACTGCGCGCCGGCCTTAAAATGGCTATCTTCCGGGGGCCGCATCGAGCTCTGGTACTGGCGAAAAGTGAAGGTGAAAAGAGGCGGTAAAAAAGAAATTTGGGAACCGGCAATAAGAGAGATTACCTTTGACGACATCTTACCGGAAGCAGGGCCCAACGATGACAGTTGATTTGAAAGATGCCATTTATTTGATAACCTACTTGGTTTCTCTGGTGTCTATTTTCATGTCGTTCAAGGCGCGGCTCGCGGCAATGGAAAGCGAATTTAGAAAAATCACAAGTATTATCTATGCTGAAAAAGGATCGCTTAATCTCATAGACGTCAGAACGTGCAAGGAACATCGGGATCAGGTTTTTACCGCATTGCGCCGAAGTGAAACCGTAATGGAAATGGCCTTGACAAAGATAGAGGTTTTGAACGAAAATGTACTGGAAATCATGATACATTTGCAGATCAGACGGGAAAAGAAAAGTATAAAGCCGTTGGAATGATGTACCGATCAAACGAAAAATTTAGAGATCATATATCCACTGATGAAAATAGTTTGCTTGATTATAACAGAATTTTGATGGGCATCAGAAACAATGTGAACATATTTGGGCCAGTAAAAATACTATCGATTCAGCGCAGTGGATTTGAAGGACGATATGAATGTCTTCTTGAATGTGATGGGATTACGCATGCTGTAATTGATCCGGTAATCATTGAACATTTTCTTCTTTTTGCTGAAAGAGTTACGATCAAAATAATGGAATTATGCAAAGGTGAACCGCAGTGAAGCGAAGCTAGGTTTCGGTTTAGTGAGGCGATGTTGCGGTGAAGTGAGGTTTTGTAGGGGTTTTGTTTACCGGGGTGAAGCACCGTATAGTTTCGGTAAGCTAAGCTAAGGCAGAGTCCTGTTAGGGTATTGCCCAGCGCTGATTCGTACCGGTATTGTAAGGGTTTAGTTATGTAAAGTACAACGGGATGAGGATGAAAATTGAACAGTGGTCTATAGATCGATTGAAGCCCTATGAAATGAATGCCAAGCGGCATAAAATCGCATGGATTGCAAAGTCAATTGAACAGTTTGATTTTGATCAGCCCATTGTGATTGATGCCGCCGGCAATATCATCAAAGGGCATGGACGGCTTGAAGCCGCTAAGAAACTCGGTATGGAAACGGTCCCTGTTATTGTTCGAACCGATTTAACCGAAAAACAGGTTCGACTGTCACGGATTGCCGATAACAGAGCGGCTCAAGGTGCGGGGTTTGATGAAAAAAAGATGTCATTCGAACTCGATGCCCTGAAACTTGAATTTGATAAAAAAGTTTTAGGTAACCTTGGGTTCAATGACGCTTTTTTACGTAAAATAGGGCAAGATTCTTTTAAATTCGATTTTGAAGAAGTTGATGAAGACCAATCCGATGACGTTATTGAACAAAAACAAACTAAAATAGCGTTATCAATCGTTATCGATACCGATGTAAATGATATTTGGGAAAATTTTAAAAAAAAACATGGCAAAAAAACAGATACATCGGCATTCATTAAATTATTAGAGGCGGTGGAATGATAACTCCTTATTTCGGTGAATTTTTAATCATCCCAATGCCGCTTGAATTATCACTTGAACGTTGTTCAAATGCCTGCCATTATTGCTTTTCAAATCTAAATGGGTATGAACTGAAATCAAGTCATAAATCCATTTTGAATCAAATAAAGGGCTTTTCAACCGGTAAAAATCATGCCGCGCAACTTTTACGAGATGGATATCCTATTTGTTTTTCGAATTGATCAGACCCATTTTGTCGGTCAAATGCTGCTTTTTCAATAAAACTATGTGAAATATTTACAGAATTAGGAATAGATATTGCTTTTCAGACTAAGGGCGGCAATGGGATTGATGATGTGCTTAGTTTTATGCCGCCATCGTGTTGGTATATTACGATTAGCCAAGACTCTGAAACTAGAAGAAAAAAAATAGAGCCGGGAGCGCCGCCGATAAATGAACGGCTCGAACTAATAGAAAAGCTGGTATCAAAAGGGCATCATGTCACGGTAGGAATAAATCCGTATATACCTGAATGGATTAATAATAAAAATAAATTGGTCGAGCAGATCAAGCAGGCGGGCGCTTATGGCGTCCTGGTCGAAGGCTTTCATCTTTCGAGAGAGCAGCATAGGCGAATTGATAAAAAAGTCTTTAGTGAAAAAATAATCAGCCGGGCTTTGAATGGTCATGCGGATGACTTTGAAATGGGTCATTATCAAGATCTTTGCGAAATCATAATATCAAACGGCCTTGAACTATGGTCATTCTGGAATAATCATTCCAGTGGGTTTTGGGATCATTATTACCGGCGATACAAATGTTTCCCGATTATCACTAATTTTGTAAATTATTGCATAAATCACTTGAATGATGGTGATCTTGCGAATTTTGATTTATTCAAGTCAATCATGTCTGGAATGCCTAAAAACAGTTTTAAGATAGATAGTTACGTTATTTCAATCAATAGATCATTTAGAAGTAAAGGCATTCCGGCAAAAGGATCGGCAACCGATCTATTAAAAATTTTCTGGTCTTCGCCCCAACTCAAAACATGCCCCGCCAACCATCCCATGTTGTCCATAGTCGCAGAAAAAGTACCCGGCAGCAAAACACTTGTAATTGATAGTCAACTTCCTGTATATATGTTTAATAGACAAGGGTTTACTTCAATCTTCGTTGATAAAAATGGAAAGGGGATATCATGAAAAACTTGATTCAAGCAGCGGCAAGCGGCGGCCATTGGTCAACTTCAAAATCCGGAAAATCCGTCAAGTTTGTACCTAAATAATGAAAGAGCGACCGAAGAAAAAAAGCGGTTGCAAACCTGTGCCCGAAGCGCAGATTGAAGCCGCTTTAAAAGCATCAGGTGGTTTTATAACACATGCCGCCGAGATGGTTGGGCTTACTCAATCAGCGGTATCAAGGAGGATACAGCGAAGTAAGCATTTACAAGATACAATGGAAGAAATTAACAAAAAACATTATGAAATCACGGTATCAAAATTAATGTCATTGATCGATAAGGAAAACTTAGGCGCGATATGTTTTTATTTAAAATGTAAGCATGGGTGGGTTGAAAAAAGTAAAATGGAAATAGAAGGCAGTAAAAACGCGCCATTGAGGATAGAAAGAATCATTATTGATCATCCCGACGCTTCAGATTGAAACCCCCCGGTGGGCCAAGCCGTTGCTTGTGCCCTATGCCCGCTACCGCGGCGTTTACGGCGGCAGGGCGTCGGGAAAGTCGTGGTTTTTTGCCGGTGAAATGATCGAACAGCATTACCGCAATCAGCCCAGGTTTTCGGTATGCATTCGCGAAGTACAAAAAGACCTCAAACACTCCGCCAAGCGCTTGCTTGAAATCCAGATAGAAAAATTCAACCTCGGCCCCTATTTTATCGTGCAGGAAAACCAGATCCGCACACCCGGCGGCGGTCTGATCATATTCCAGGGCATGCAGTCGCATAACGCCGACTCGATCAAATCACTCGAAAGTTATGACTGTGCATGGATTGAAGAGGCGCAGAGTATTTCCCAGCGCAGTCTCGACCTGCTGCGGCCAACAATCAGAAAAGACGGCTCAGAGATATGGGCGAGCTGGAACCCCCGCTTTGAAACCGATCCCATAGATCGATTTTTGCGCTCCAAAGATCTGCCGCCGACCGCCGTGGTCGTTAAAGCCAATTACACAGACAACCCATGGCTGCCGGAAGCATCCAAGACCGAAATCGCCTACGATAAGCGCCGCGACCCGGATAAATTCCAGCACGTTTGGCTTGGCAATTATGTTACCCGGTCCGACGCGAAAGTGTTTAAAAACTGGCGCATTGAAGAGTTCGATCCGCCGGCTGGAGTGATCTTCCGGTTCGGCCTGGACTTCGGCTTTGCCGTTGACCCGACTGCATGTGTGCGCTGTTTTATTATCGGCAAAAACCTCTACATCGACTACGAAGCATACGCCATCGGATGTGAGATAACCGACTTGCCCGACTTGCTCATGACGATCCCCGGCGCAGAGCGCTGGCCCATGAGCGCCGACTCTTCCCGGCCGGAAACAATCAGCCATCTTCGCGGCCATGGGTTCCCGAAAATATTTGGGGCGGTAAAGGGTAAGGATTCGGTTTATGAGGGCATAGAATTCCTGAGATCATACGATATTATTGTTCACCCGCGCTGCAAGCACACGATCGACGAATTGACGCTTTATAGCTACAAAACCGATCCGAAAACCGAAGAGGTTTTGCCAATATTGACAGATGGTTGTGATCACATTATCGATGCGCTCAGGTACGCACTGGAAGCACTTCGCCGCGCCGAAAAACAAAAAAAACCATTGGCAAACGCCGCGCCCAGGCCCACGGTCATGCCGATGGCGAAAAAAAGATTTTGACAGTATAGATAAATATCGAGTAATACTGAATTAACTGCCGGGCATCCTGCCACGAGAAATCAGAGATCAGTTCCAGATCCAATTCCCCCGTTTAAAAAATCATGAGGCCGTCAATGGCCAAGACCAAAGAGCAACGGCTTTCCGAAGTACATGCAACTGCCATGCGGCAATTCGATCGCATCATGGATGCTGTTCGCGATGAGCGCGAACAGTGCCGCCGCGACCGGCGCTTTTACTCTATCGCCGGGGCGCAGTGGGAAGACCTCGCCGAACAGTACGAAAACAAGCCCAAATTCGAATTCAATAAAGTTCACCTTGCCGTGCTGAGGATCGTCAACGAATACCGCAATAACCGGATTACCGTGGATTTCATCAGCAAAGAAGGCGCTGAATATGACTCTCTGGCCGACCTGCTTGACGGTATGTACCGCGCCGACGAAGATGACTCCTGCGCTCAGGAGGCCTATGACAACGCCTTTGAAGAGGCTGCTTCCGGAGGCATGGGTGCGTTTCGGCTGATAAATGCCTACGAAGACGAAGAGGACGAAGATAACGAAAAACAGCGCATCCGGATCGAACCGATCTTCGATGCCGATTCGGTAGTCTTTTTCGACGTTGCTTCAAAGCGCCAGGACAAGAGCGACGCGAAGCACTGTTTTGTGCTGACATCGATGCCGATAGATGATTACATCGCCGAATATGACGACGACCCCGCCGACTGGCCCAATGAACTGCAATCCAACGAATTCGACTGGACCACGCCCGATGTCGTGTGGCTAGCCGAATATTACAAAATCGAGCAGAAGACCGAAACGATCCACACATGGCAGGCCCTTGACGGCACTGAAGAAAAGTACCGCGACAAAGATTTTGAAGATGATCCCGGCTTGTTCGAAACATTGACCGCGATCGGCTCTACCGAAGTCGGCACTCGTAAAATCAAAATCAAAAAATGCCGCAAGTATATCATGAGCGGCAACAGCGTTTTGGAAGATCTCGGCTACATCGCCGGGAACATGCTGCCGGTCGTGCCGATGTACGGCAAACGCTGGTTTGTGGATGGTATCGAACGATGCATGGGACACGTCCGGCTTGCCAAGGACGCCCAGCTTTTAAAGAACATGCAGCTTTCCAAATTGGGAGAGATCGCCGCGCTTACGCCGCTTGAAAAGCCCATTTTCACCGCAGAGCAGATGGCCGGGCATGCGGAGCGCTGGGCCGAAGACAATATTAAAAACTATCCCTATCAGCTCATCAACTCCATGACCGACATGGCCGGAAACGCAGTCGCAACGGGACCGGTAGGATACACTAAACCCCCCCAAGTGCCGCCCGCCATGGCTGCGCTTCTCCAGATCACCGAGCAGGATATGCAGGATCTTCTCGGCAACCAGCAGGCCGCCGAACAGCTCCAGCCGAACGTTAGCGGCAAGGCGGTCGAGCTGATTCAGAACCGCCTCGACATGCAAGCGTTCATCTACATGAGCAACATGGCTAAGGCGATCCGTCGCGCCGGTGAAATCTGGCTATCCATGGCCAAAGATATTTACGTCGAACCCGGGCGCAAAGTCAAAACGATCGGGCCGCAGGAAGATATCGGCCACGCTGAATTGATGAAACCGGTTATCGATCAGCAAACCGGTGAAAAGAAATATGAAAACGATATCTCGGAAGCCAAATGCGATATTTCTGTTCAGGTCGGGCCATCGTCCGATAGCAAGCGCGCCGCCATTGTCCGGGCAGTTACCGGCATGATGCAAATGACGCAGAACGACCCTGAAACTACCGCTGTGCTGACCAGCCTTGCCATGATGAACATGGAAGGCGAAGGCATTGACGATATTCGCAAATACTTCCGGCGCAAATTGGTACGCATGAACGTGATCGAACCCAACGAGCAGGAAGCTGAAGAGCTGGCCGCAGAGATGCAGGCCCAGCAGCAGCCGGGGCCGGAACAGATGTACATCCAGGCCGCCGCCGCAGAATCCATGGCCAAGGCTGAAAAAGCTAAAGCTGATACACTTCTGACCGCCGCCAAGACCGAAGAAACCAGAGTTAAAACCGTTGAAAGCCTATCGGCCTTAGACCAGCGCGCAAAAGAAGAAACGCTTAAAACATATCAGGCACTCAGGAATATGCAACAGCAGCCGGTTGAGCAATCAGCCGAGATAGGAGTCCAATGATAGAAAATGCCGAAACGATAGAAGAACCCCAGGTCGAAGAAGAGGCCCAGCTCGACCAGGGCGAAGAGCAGCCGGAACCAGAACAGCCGGAACCGGAAGAGCAAGATGAAATCATCGTCTCTATTGGAGAGCAGCAGCCCGAAGAGGATGAGCAGGAAAAAGAATTAAGAACGATGCCCCCCTGGGTGAAAGAGATCCGCAGAAATCTCTATCACCAAAAACGCGAAAACGAAAAACTGCAAAGAGAACTTGCCGCAGCAAAGGGCGCAGTGCAGGCCCCCGAACGGATCGACCCGGGACCAAAGCCGACCCTGGCGGCGTGCGAGTATGACGAAGACTTGCTCAATACCAAGCTGGATTCCTGGTATGAGCAGAAGCGCCGGGCAGATGAGATTGACCGCGAGAATCAACGCAGACAACAGCAGGCAGACGATCGATGGCGGCAGAAGATGCAACTCTTTGAAGAAAAAAAGCAATCGCTCAAAGTAAAGGATTGGGAAGATATCGATCTAACGGTGACATCGACGCTCAACCCGCATCAGCAAGCCATGATCATATCGGGATCGGATAATCCCGCGCTGTTGTTTTACGCTCTGGGCAAAAACCAGAAGAAAATTAAGGAACTCGCGGCATTAGAAGACCCAATCCAATTCGCGTTCGCCGTAGCTAAAGTGGAGGCATCATTGAAAGTAACCGAACGAAAACCGGCAGTGGCCCCGGAAAAAACAATACCATCCGGCGGCGCACCCATATCCAGCACGGACAAAACTTTAGAGCGGCTGAGAGACGAAGCGGCACGAACGGGCGATAACAGCAAGGTCATGGCCTACCGCCGAAAACTCAAGGAGCAAAGCCGCCGTAAATAAAAGGATAAATTGCAATGGCAAACAATTTTTCGAAAGAAGAGCGCGTGGCGTTCGAAGACCTTTGCATGGGCTTTGAAGATGCCCTGGTATTGTCCCGAAACATCAATGTCTACCGGTCCGAAGATCAAATGATGGAACGGGCCAATGACATCATTTGGCGGCCGATGCCCTATATTGCGCAGTCATTTTCCGGCACCGACATGACCGCCAATTTTCAGGACCACACGCAGTTAAGCGTGCCGGCAACCCTCGGTTATGCCAGATCGTCACCGTGGACGATGACCGCAAAACAACTGCGCGACGCTTTGCAGGAAAAGCGCCTCGGCGATGCCGCCAAGCAGAAATTGGCTTCCGATATCAATGCTTCCGTAAATGCCGTGGCCGCCGCGCAGGGAACGCTCGTTTATACAAGCACCACCACCGCCAGCGGGTTTTCGGACATGGCAAACGTGGAAGCAATCATGAATGAGCAGGGCGTAAACCAGTTCGACCGTTACGCCGCGCTTTCGACCCGCGATTACAACAGCATGGCCTCGGATCTGGCATCCCGTGAAACACTGCGGGACAAGACCTTGACGGCCTATGAAAAAGCCTATGTGGGCACGATCGCCAGCTTTGAAACTTATAAGCTGGATTACTCCAGCCAATTGGCCGCCGCGACCGCCACGAATGTCACCGTCAACGGCGCAAATCAATACTATACGCCGCTTGCCACATCCACCGCGACTACCGGCGAAACCAGCAACGTGGACAACCGCTATCAGACGCTCGCAATCACTGCGACCGGCACCCTGGCGGCAGGTGATTGCTTTACGATCGCCGGTGTTTACTCCGTGCATCACATCACCAAGGCCGCGACCAACCAGTTGAAGACTTTCCGGGTGATCACCGGCGGCGGAACCGGCAATATCGTAATCAGCCCCCCGATTATCTCCGGCGGCGGCGGCACCGATGCCGAATTGCAGTATCAAAACGTTTCGGCAACACCGGCAAACGGCGCGACAATCACGCTGATCAATTATGATGCGGCCTATCAGAACATTTTCTGGCAGAAAGACGCCCTTGAATTGCTGCCAGGCCGGAACGCAGTGCCGACCGATGCAGGCGCGGCCGTGATGACCGCAACGACCGAGCAGGGCATTACGATCACAATGCAAAAACAGTACGACATCAATACCATGCTCACCAAGTACCGGCTTGATGTGCTGTACGGAGTTTGTTGCAAACAGCCGGAGATGTGCGGCATCATGCTGTTTAGTCAAACTCCTTAATTTATTAGTAAAAATGTTGATGTGTAGAAGTATATTTTACTTCTACACATCATGACAGGAGTAAATAAAATGCCTCTTAAACAAGGCTATAGTAGAAAAACGATCAGCAAAAACATCAGTGAGCTATCCAAATCCGGCAAACGCAGCAATAAACAAAACGTTGCAATCGCTTTGGAAATGGCCCGCGAGTCGAAGAAAAAAGCACGTAAACGAAAGGGTAAAAAATAATGGCATGCAAAGGCAAAGGCAAAGGCAAGGGGCGACCCAAATGAAACATGGCCCCACAAGAATGTTATATCGGCATCCCGGCGAGCATTTTCTGAATGGCGACTACTTCGATTATATCATTGTTCCGGAGAGCGAAACGGAATCGATGCTTGACTGCGGATGGTATCTTACAACTCAAGACGCTAAAGACGCGCACGACCATCAGGACGATCCGCCCGAAGTCGAAGTGCAACCCAAGCGGCGCGGTCTCAAGGATTTGACCGAAGAGGAGATTGAACTGATTTTATGTGAAAACTATACAACTCAAGACGCTAAAGACGCGCACGACCATCAGGACGATCCGCCCGAAGTCGAAGTACAGCCCAAGCGGCGCGGTTTCAAGGATTTGACCGAAGAAGAGATTGATCTGATTTCGTGTGAAAATTGCAGCCTGCTGGCCCTGGTGGAGAAATATAATATCACCTATCACACGGCCCGAAAGATAAAGGCAAATGAGCTGGACAAAAAGACAATACATTGAACAGGCCATGGAATTGATCGGGCTAGCGTCCTGGTCTTTTGAGATGAGCGCCGAGCAGTATGCCAGCGCACTGCGCCAGCTTGACGCGATGATGGCGGCCTGGAACAAGCGCGGCATTCTACTGGGCTATCCGTTGCCAAACAACCCGCTTGACAGTGATCTTGACCAGGATAGCAATTGCCCCGATGAGGCCCACGAAGCGATTTATAACAGCCTTGCCCAGAGGCTTTGCCCATTATTCGGTAAAAATGCCCCGCCCGAAATCATGCGAACCGCTCACATGGCATATCTGCGATTACTCGAAGACGCCGCCACGCCGCAAGACATGCAATTCAACGGATCGATTCCCGCAGGCCAGGGCAACAAAGGATGGCGTAACGACTCGCAAACCCTTGGCGTAAATGATCCTGATCCTTTAACTTTTCTACTGGAGCCATAGAGCCATGCCGATTAATCGATTATCAGCAGTAGATACTCTGGCGGCGGGAGATCAGCTTGCGCTCTACTCCGCCGCCCAGGGCGACGACCGCAGAGCCAGTCTGACCGCGCTCATGACATTCATTGAAGCGAATCTGACCGCCCTTGCCAATGCGTTCGTTGACTTTACCACGCAGTATTCAGCGCCCGCCGCGACCGGATTTAACGTCCAGATCACCGACGACGACACGAACACGCATCTGATTTTGACGCCCGTGGCAGGCTATGCGGCGGGAACGATCACGCTACCCCAAATGGCAAACGCCGCCGACAAGCAGCAGATATTGATCAATTGCACCCAGGCCGTAACGACTTTGACCGTGGCCGGAAATGGCGCGACCGTAGCAGGCGCACCGACGACCCTGGCCGCGAACGCTTACTTTAGATTAAAATATGATCTGGCCGGAACCACTTGGTATCGGGTCGGATAGAAGGAGATTAAAAAAAATGACGCAGCAAATTCTGTACCCCAACGGCGAAGTCGATGTGGCCATTCCTATTGGTCAGTATATGATTATCGGCGCATATGAAGGCGATTGTAAAATCTATCTCGGCGTTAATGATCCCAACATGCCGCTGACCTACAGCTACAGCCAGAAAATTGAAAATACCGAAGTAACTTTAGGCACTTATTCCGCCATTCAGATGGTCAGACTTTTCGCGGGTCCCGGCAAAGTCTACTACAATGTTGGCGCAAGCCCGACGATTTCGACACCGGTTCCCAACACGTTCGCCGCCACCGGCGATCCCATGACTTTAAGCGGCGAGGCATCCACGCAGGGCGGCGCGATAGCCATAACCGGCGGGACATCTTCCACGGCGGCCAATGCGGGCGGCGCGGTAACGATTACCGGCGGCACTCCTGGGGCGACCGGCGTCGGCGGGGCTGTAGCGATCACTTCCGGCGCGGGCGGCGCGACTTCCGGAGCATCAGGCACGGTTACGATTGCATCAGGCACGGCAACAGCGGCAAGCGCATCCGGCGCGGTGACAATGCAGAGCGGGGCAGGCGCGGCAAGCGCGGCGGCAGTAGTCGGCGGCGCATCCGGCGCGGTAACGGTACGATCTCAGGCAGGCGGCGCGAATACCGGCGGAGCCACGGGGCAAGCCGGTGGTGCCGCAGGCGCGGTGGCACTTACCGCAGGTGCGGGTGGTGCGACCAATTCAACCGGCGCTCATGCAGGCGGCGCGGGCGGTGATCTTGCGATTACCGCAGGCGCGGGCGGCGCGGCCACGGCAGGCACCGGCAACGGCGGCGCGGGCGGCACGATCACGATCACACCGGGCACCGGCGGCGCAACCACCGGCGGCACGGCAGGCGTTGACGGTGTAATTATCACGCGAGGCGTACTGCTCGTAAAACAGGGCGCTGCCGCCGCGAAAACGACCAGCGCGACGCTTACCGCAGCAGAGATATTGACCGGCGAGATCACCGTTAACCAGGGCGGCGGCGCAAACAGCGCTCTTCAATTGCCGCTTGCAACCGCAGTTGATACGGCCTTGCCCGACAGCGCGGCAGGCGATGCGTTTGATTTCAGCGTGACCAATATTTCCGCCGTAGCCGCCGAAACCGCCAGTGTAACGACCAACACCGGCTGGACTCTGGTGGGCAATATGCTGCTGGCGGCCAATACCGCGGTAACGGATAACAGCCAGGGGCTTTTCAGGGCCAAAAAGACCGGCGCGGGCGCATGGACTCTAACTCGAAGGGCGTAATATGCCAGCCATCAGCGTACTTGCCGGGGCGCGGTGCGATGCCGCGCCCGACATCAGAATGGATTATCCCGTCAATATGATCCCGGTGCCGCGACAGACCGGGATCAGTCCCGGATACCTGCGGCCCGGTGACGGGATCGTTCATTACGGCACCGGGCCGGGCGTGGATCGCGGCGGGATCTGCTGGAATGGAACCTGTTACCGGGTAATGGGCAGCAAGCTTGTCAAACTTCCGGCAGGCGGCGGCGCGGCGATAGTACTCGGCGATGTAGGCGGAACCGATGCCCAGGTTCAAATGGATTATTCATTCGACTATCTGGCGATCTGCTCCGAAGGCAATCTATTTCTGCTTTCTGCTGCAGAAGTCTTTGGACAAAACGTCGATCCGGATCTCGGCGCGGCTTACGATGTGGTTTTTATCGACGGCTATTTTGTGCTGACCGATGGCGCTTATCTGATCGTGACCGAATTGGGGGACCCTTACAGCGTCAACAACCTAAAGTACGGATCTTCCGAAGTTGACCCCGATCCCATTGTCGGCGTCATGAAGATCAATAATGAATTGTTCGCGGTAAACCGTCACACGATAGAAATCTTCCAGAATATCGGCGGCGAGCTTTTCCCGTTTCAGAGAGTCGAAGGCACCCGCATCGACAAGGGCGCGGTCGGCACCTCGGCCTTTTGTTACTTCATGGGATCGGTGGCGTTTCTCGGTTCCGGCCGAAACGAGGCCCCCGGCATTTATGTGGGCCAGAATGCCGAAGCGCAGAAGATCTCTAGCCGCGAAGTTGATATCATGCTGTCAGAGTACACCGAAGAAACGCTGTCAACCGTGCTGCTCGAAACCAAAGTCGAAAAATCGCATTACTTTTTAATGGTGCATCTGCCCGATAAATGCCTTGTATTCGATGGCGCGGCGACCCAGGCAACCGGCGTGCCGGTGTGGTTCATTCTCTCTTCGGCGCTGATCGGCACGTCGCAATATCGCGCTAAAAATCATGTTTGGAATAGCGAGCGATGGATCGTGGGCGACCCGCAGAGCAGCAATTACGGCTATCTTGACAACACGCTATCAACGCATTGGGGCGAGCGGGTCGGCTGGGAGTTCACCACGGATATCCTTTATAATGAAAGCCGAGGCGCGATCATCCACGAACTTGAACTTACAGCATGGCCGGGGCGGGTGCCGCTGGGCGTGAACCCGACCATCTGGACCAGTGCCTCTATTGATGGCACAACCTATGGATTGGAAAGGGCGATTTCCGCCGGGATGATCGGAGAGCGCACCAAGCGGCTGAGATGGTTGCAGCAGGGATATTTCAATAACTACCGGATTCAAAAATTTCGCGGCACTTCGGATGCGCATTTGATCGTAAGCCGCATCGAGGCCAAACTTGAAGGGCTTAATCACTGATGGCGGTCATCCCAAAAGCATTGACACGGGCGCAGCTTGCCACGTTTTTAAAAGACCAGGAATTGATCATCCGATTCCAAAGGCTCTTTCAAAGCGTGGGCGAGGATCTGCCCGCCGACATCGCCGAGGCTGCCGATTCGGCTTACAGCTCATCGTCGGATGCCAACGAGGCATTGAGCCGCACCGTGGATCACCGCCAGCAGATGGAAGCAAGTCTTGCAACGTTGCAAGCGCGGATCGATCTGCTTTCAGACACGCTTTCGATTCTTTCCGAACAGCGTTTCAAGGATGCCGCCGACAACAGCCACCACAATTTTTCAAAACGCGATTACATCGATTTTTCTATATCCGTTGCCGCGCAGATTGATCGAACCGGCCGATGCCTCTGGAACAGCGCGGACGGCACGTTAAACGTGGGTCTATACAATGATGTTGTTTTGCAGATGGGCCAGGAGATTCATTATTACGCCAAAAATACTTCGGGTGGAACGATTTATAACGGCCAGCCGGTAATGTATGACGGCACCGTGGGCGCATCAGGTCGGCTTGAAGTCACTTTGGCGCAATCTGACCCATCGATATTTGCCGATCTGTTTTTAGGTGTCGCCACGCAGGACATTGCTTCAAATGATGTTGGATATATTACGTCATTCGGCCTTGTACGCGGTATCGACACCACCGGCACGCCGGTCGGCGAAACCTGGAACGATGGCGATATCCTCTATCTATCTACTACCGCCGGAGAGTTGACCGTTACCCAACCGACCGCGCCGGACCCGCAAATTCGTGTTGCCATAGTAGTCTATTCGCATGCAATTCAAGGTATGCTGTTTGTCCGGCCGTCTCTTGGAAATTATCTATCCGGTTTGCATGATGTTTACATCTCCGGCATTGCCGATGGCGATCTAATCGCATGGGACGATACCAACCAGAGATGGATGAATACTTCCGATCCTGTACTTGATACGGTTTCGATCCGGGATAACCTTATTTTCGACGGGCAGACCGGCGAAGGCATTCTGGTAGACATTGACACCCCGGTCTATCCCTGGCATGACATGCTTGGAGAGATCCGGATTCGAGGCGTTGCCGCGACGGACCCGAGCTATGCCGTTTATACCGGCGGTATTCGAGCCTATCAATTCAGCCTCAATGACATCGTGTGGAACGAATATCATATCAAGCACGATTATGCGCCAAGCACAGATCTATATATCCACGTTCACTGGAGCCATACCAGTGCGGCAGTTACTACCGGATCGGTAACATGGTCCTTTGAAATTACCTATGCCAAGGGCCACGATCAGGCCGCATTTCCGGCCACAAAGACAATCACGGTAACCCAAAACGGCAGCACGACCCAGTATCAGCATATGATCGCGGAAGTAGCGTTTACCGCGGCGACAGCCGATGCCACGCACTTTGACCGGGATGACATCGAGATCGACGGCTTGGTGCTGGTAAAGACCGAATTGACCGCAAACAGTTTGAACGCCGCCACAGATCCGTTCGTCCATTACATCGACATTCATTATCAGAGCACTTGCATTGGATCTAAAAACAAAGCGCCTAATTTTTATAATACTTAGAGGTACTTATGGCTGTAACCGTAAGAAACATCATCCCGCGTAAGCAGGCCGAAAACACCCAGACAACGCAGTACACCGCCACCAACTGCAAAACGATCATCGATAAATTCACGGTGACCAACACCACTGCCGGAAACGTCACGTTTTCCGTCAATCTGGTGATTTCCGGCGGCGCGGCGGCGGCCAGCAACCGCATCCTTGACGCCAGGGCGATTGCACCGAGCGAATGCTATACCTGCCCGGAGTTGGTCGGGCAAACGCTCGAAGTGGGGGGGTTTATCTCCACTCTGGCGAGCGCGGCCACGTCTTTGACAATCAGCGCTTCGGGGCGGGAGATTACTTGATGGTATCTGATTCCGAACTTTGTCGGATCATTGAAAAAGCGGCGCATCTGCCTCAAGCGCAGTGCCCGATATCGCATTACTTCGCGCCGGGGGTTTATGTTCGGCAAATGGTATTGCCCGCCGGGGTGGTCGGCATTGGCCGCAGACATCGCCACGAACATGTGACCCTGATGCAAAAAGGCAAAGTCGCCTTACTGCTGCCGGGAAATATCGTCAAAGAATATGCGCCGCCGGACACGTTTATAGCACCGCCCGGACATAAAGTATTTTACGCGCTTGAAGACACCGTTTTTGTAAATATCCATCCGAACCCGGACAACATCAGGGATCTTGATGCCTTGCAGGAAATGTGCGTTGACGATTCGGTCTTTCAACTGCCGATTTTAGATCGAAACGAGGATATAGAGGATTTCAAATCGATCGAATGGAATGAAGTTGAAGAGGAAATCATTACACTTCCACGAGGATTCGAATCGGCCTTTACCATCAAAAAAAGCCTGATCCACGGTCTTGGACTCTATTCATACTGCCCTTTTGCCGCCAATGAATATCTGATCCCTTATCGAATCATGGGCAAACTGACCGTGGCCGGGAGATACATCAACCATAGCGCCACGCCGAATGCCGCTATCAAAAAATTTACCGACGATGAAATTGCAGTCATAGCATTGACTGACATCATCGGCGCGGATGGAAGCGGATTGGGCGAAGAAATTACAATCGATTACCGCGAGGTGATAGCATGACATGGGTTGCCACAGCCATAGTAGGGGGCGCAGTAATAGGCGGGGTTTTATCCTCTGAGGCTCAAAAATCCGCCGCAAAAAAAGCCGCCAGCGCACAGCAAAGCGCCACGGCCCAGGGCGTTGAATTTCAGCGCGAACAGCTCGCCGAGCAGCAACGCCAATTTGACACGCAAATGGCCGAGTATCAGCGCAAAATTCAAATGCTCGAGCAGCAGCAGGCCGAGCAACGCACCTTGCTTGCGCCCTACATGCAGGCGGGCCAGGGCGCTCTTTTCGAAATGCTGGCATTAACCGGCATGCAGGCACCAACGCAAGTGCCGAGCGCCGTGCAGGAATTTGACTATAAAACGCCCGGCATGCTCGAAACCGCCCGGCAACGCGCCTACACCGA